CTGCCGTCGTGTAAGCAGTCGTTGAGGCACCGAGATCCGCGTTGGCGGTGTATAGGGCCAGCTTAAAGACATCGCCCGTTCCCGTGGTGAAGTTATGAAGACCCTGCGCCACTTCAACCTTGAAGCTTGTCGTCAGGGTTTGAATGATCGCCATTACACCACCTTATCCCGCACTTGGCCAGTCCTGTACGCATCCTGGCGCTCCAGTCCATCACCAAGTCGTTTGGCTAGTATTAATGCTTCTTTGTACTTGCCATTGATATTGGCCATCAAGTCGGGCTCAAGCTTCAAGAATGTACTTGCTTCAACCAAGCATCCGTATAGAAGCACCGAGTCAAAGTTATCGCTCAGCCATGTGGTCGTTGCATCCACATTACCTGCGCCGATGGAAGACGGATAGTAGAAGTAATGAAGTTCTACCGAGTAACCGGAATTAGGCGTTGGCCCAATAATGAACGTCAGTTCTTTCGGAAATGTCGGATAGTCTGGACCAAATAGTGCGTAACAGTATGGGAAGCCTGTATCCGTGGGCGTAGGGAATGACTCCCGTATGAAGTTCACATCCTTATTGAGGAGATACCTATACGATCCATCCGTATCAATCACCGCCATGGAATAGACGGCCAAGAAGTCTGACGGGCACTGAAGATACTTATTGCCGCTAGTCAAACTCCCGGTTACGTTCTTGCGAAGCGATGGGAATTGAATGGTATTGAAGATGCGCTGTTCAGTTTGCTGAGCAAATGTCTGGAGCGTCGACGTCTCAAACGTCGTCTCAAGATAGTCCTGAATAGCTGTCTTCAGCTCACCCCAGTTCACGCCATCGGCCCCCGGCACATAACACCCTTGGTTGCTGCCCCTGCGCCACGCATTTTAATACCAGTCGTCTTGACTTGGCTATTAGGATTGATGGCCACCCCATGTGTGGGCTGCCAATCCTTATCCATGTTGTATGGCATTTGCTTGCCTGGATTAGGCGATGCAACAACCTTGGCGCCAGTCATCGTATGCGGCTCTGCGTAAACAGATGCCGGACCGACTTCCTTGCCGCCCTGCTTCATAGAGTACTTGGCCATAACTTACCCCTGGTTGCGTGCGCGTGCAAGGTTGCGACCCATCTTCTTCATCATCTCTGATGTAGGTCCACCCTTACGCATTTTGGTTAGGGGCTTGCCTGGGTGCATGGCCTTCTCATGCTTATGCACAGCAGCCGCTGCCGTCTTTTTGTCCTGCTTGATGTCGTCCTTCATGTCAGCTCCTATGATGCTGTGACACTGTTCAACAATGCTTGACCCACAAGGTGATTAGGGGTCATGCCGGAATCGTATGATCTTGCACCGCCAACAGGGTTGAAGCCCCATTCAATAACTCGGCTTCCTTCAGATGGAACACCCGTGTAAAGCGGGCTTGTTCCTACCGTGTTGTTCGTCTGCATCCCGTTGTAACCTGACTGGTAATACGAATTGGAATCGGGACGAGGATTCCGTACGGCCTGCGGGTCATTCACGGGAAACATGCCTAGCTGCAATTGCGGCTGGTCAGGCTCCCAGCAAGTCGGACATACCAGTATATTGACATTTTTTGTCTTGATTGTCAGCGGCTTTAGCTGTTTAAGCTTATAGCGGAACCCGCAGCGATCACACTGCGATATAGCCCACTTACCACTGGCAAACTGATTGGGCATTTAGAACCCACCCGTTCCTAAGAATGACTGCCTTGGCACGAACCTAATCGGTGCCTTTTCACGATCCTCAGAAGATGCAAGATCCCATGCTTCATCGTACTGAGCCTTCAACATCCCCATGCGCTCTAAGCCACCTTCTACCTTCATCGATAGCTTATATGCCAATCCAGCAATCAGAGCCTCTTGGAATCTGAATGGAATGTCTTCCACGTTCACACCATTACCAGCGTCTTGCAACCTTCTCATGCGCCAGTAAACCAACGTGTAATAAGGACTGCTGATAGATCCTTGATCTGGGGCTGGCCATACCGTGACGTTAGGGAACTTGGTATTACTTACCTCTGCGCCCGACGAATGACTTGCAGCCGTTGTGTTGTTCTGCCCGCGGACCACACTATCCAGCGTTGCATAAGCCGAAGCACCTGTTGCCACATTCTCGGCTTGGGTTGAAGTACCGTAGTAATAAACCGTCTCCGAACCAATGTTTGCATATCCTGCATATGGTATCCCCGCGAGGCTAGACATCGGTATTGTTGTAGCAGAGGCTGTGATGTTAGCCGCAAGCGTCCCAGTAAAGACATATGTTTGACCGCCTTGCCTGTCAATGTAGATCTGAATAGGCCGCCCCGTGGCAAGCTTATTAGGAATGGTGGAGTAAGTACTTACCGAGATCCGGCTGATATTGATGTCCGTCTGGTTTTGACTTTCCCCTGTGCGGATAACCGTTTCAACAAGATCGACCGTATTAATCGGTAACGGATAGGTAATCTGATTGGCATAAAGCTGGATAGCACCCTGCTCCATGGTCCATAAGTTAATCCCACGATTTGCCCAATCTGTAAGCAATAAATTTAACGATCGACGCGCTGTGCGTAAGTCATAACCTGATCGCAACTCCCGGCCGCAACGCTCGTATGCCTCTTCGACAAGCTCATTCAGGTTGGGATTAAAGTTTGTTGTTCCCGTGGTTGTCATTTGCCCACCTTTCTAAACGGTGCAACCTTTTTGGCAATAGTCTTTGGCTGCGCTACAAACTGCTTACCCTTAGCCTTACCTTCACGCTTTGCCCTAGTGGTCGCAGCATACTCCTGTGGAGATAACGATTTGATTGCTGACTCTGGGAGATAACGCTCCCCTGTATCAGACGATCGTTTACCACTCTTGGTGGTCCATTTCTGGTCACCCCAAGCTTTCAAGGATTGCTGCGGAGCCTTAATCACCATCCCCATAACTCCCAAAGGCTTCAAGATATTCTACGGCGTTCCGTAAGATATTTGGGCTATCTTTAAACATGCCTAGCGCTCGATTGCATTGTTTACACAATACACCGCGAAACTCTCCGGTGTCATGGTTATGATCAATAGCACTATCTATTAGAGCTACCTCCGTCTTGCATATTGCGCAACACTCTTCTTGGCGTTCGTAACGGTCAATCAATTGTTCTGGCGTTATGCCTCGACGCGCACATCGTTTTGCAAGCGTCCAACTATCTTTATTGCGATACTCTTGAATACGATCTGAATTTTTTTCTGTCCAGCTTCGGTGAGCTTCATATAAGCACTTGTTGCATACACTTTTCAAAAGATGTGCATTTGATCCGCCGCGACTTCTAAACGATTCGACCGGCTTCATGGTAAAACACTTTGTGCATAGCTTCGCGTTGCCATTAGCTAGCAAATTCATTTCGCGTTTCTTTGCTTCTGCGGCACGCCGCTTTTCATTTGTAGCGTATGGCATTTTAGTCTCTATAACTGCCACCGGCAGCTTTATATCGCTTAGCTAACAATTGACTTTTTCTCGCAGACCATTTTCCTGCACCAGTCCCCTGCACCGCGGCAGCTTTGATTGAATTAAACAAACGCTTTCTCATGCCAGGCTTGGTGTAATTACCAGCTTCATTGACCTTTGATACTTTCCCGCCTTCTGCGTACTGAATGAAATCAGTATCGTCACGTCGGGATCGTAATTTTGGGCGCGGCATTTTGGAGGGATTGATAATCCCCATACCCCGACTTTTGAGCATTCATCGCCTCCATCAGTGCGGCTAATCCCATGGGCAAATAAGGATCCAAGGGACGTAGGTAATTAGGATACGGCATACCGTAATAAGTTGAAAGTTCTGGACCTAAAACCGTGGGTTGCTGGAAGTCCATCGTGTTATCAGTACCAGTTCCGGGGCCAACGGGCTTGTTAACTGTTATGCCAGGGTCAAGTGTAATTGGCGGGATAGTTATTGGCGGGGTAGGCGTTACGGGTGTTGTAGTCGTTCCACCTGTTGTTGTGGTCGTAGTAGTTGTACCGCCAATATCCAAAGGATCATCTGTAGGCAACTCTTTTGTTGACTTAACTTCTACCGATGGCGTACCACCCACAAAGATGCCGCCTTTATCGACGTTAACGTCCGGTATCAAGGTGTCAATATCAAGCTTTGGTTCATCTACTATTGGTTTAGAAGTAACTACTACAGGAGCAGTCCCGCCTTCTGTGGTGGTATCAGCCTTTGGAACAGCAGACTCAACGGTTAACTTAGCTGCGTTTGGATCTTCTGATTTTGCTGCCACATTCACAGTGCCTGCTTTTTGTATTTCACCGGCACCTGGGATGATTGTGTTGATGTCCGTGAAATCTACGACCTCAGAAGGCTTTTGACCAGTCACTGTAACGGTTGGCGTACTTGCCATTACATTTGTAGCGCCCAGTCCCAACCCTGGAGTAAGAGCGTCGATTGTTAATTGATCGCCTATGGGTGTTGAAGGGCTAGAAACTGTAACGGATGGTGTTGTTGATCCAGGAGGTATTACGTCTATTCCTCCCGCCCCCATGGCTGTATCAGCAGAACCCGTTACTGTTACAGCATTAGATGCAAGCTGTGATATGTCGCTGCCCGTTTGGCTATCCTTGGCAAACGCCTGTTGCTGGTCTGACGTTAGTCCGCTAAGGGTAATTTTGTTCGTAGCATTTGATACACCAGAAGCGATCTCATCAATTAGCTTGGAATTGTTGGTAATGAAATTCATGACAGCCATCGGGTTTTGGGCCATGGCTGTAATGTTCTGGGCGCCAGAGAGAACGGTTTGAGTAATAAACTTTGCTTGTGCAGGCGTTATAGTTTTTCCGCTTGCATCCACAATGGCTTCGGTTACCAAGGGCGTCACAGCTGTTGTAAGTGTTTTGGTTAAATCAATCTTTCCATCAACAATTAACTGACTTACCGCACTACCTACAGATCTTGCTGCCGTAGTCGCTATATCCACACCAAAATCAACATCTCTTAAGCTAGGAAGCATTAAGTCATAAGCCTGCTTTGCCACCATCGTCCCTATAACAGGGGCAACCCCAGACACAAAGCCTTTGTTAAAATCGCCGCCGGCGGCTTCGTTGACCAGACCTTGGTATGTCCCACGAACAATTGCTGTTGCCGTAGGTCCGGCTATGGCGGCAGGCATACCGGCAGACATCAGCATCCCCGTGAGTCCCGTTCCGGCAGTCATTTCTCCACCAAGTGCAGCAAGCTCAACACCACCGACTGCGCCTCCAATAAGCTCAGGCAGTAAGTAAGGTGCAGCAAAGGCCGCAGCTACAGCAAGAGGAAGGGCATACTCTTTTGCGCCATACTTTTCTTCCCAATTACTGGCTATACCAGCGCCACCACCAGCAGTTTGCCCAAGGAAGTAGCCTGTGCTTCCCTTGCCTTTACCCTCAGATCCAAAGCGCCACATACCGTTATTCTCTGACTGAGGTACGGCTTGCAATTCTTTGCCTGTCTTCTTGTCAAAGTAAACAACGTAATTGGTAGCTTGCTCGCCTTCAGTAGCGCGGAAATCCTCGCCCGGTATGGCTTGACCAGTGGCCGGTAAATTCCTTGTCTCAACACGCGTGCCAATCTGATTCAGATCTGTAATACCGTATTGGGTTAGGTAATCAACCATCTTCTTAGAGTGATGGTCCCAACCTTGGTTCTTATCCCATACACCCGCGGTAGTACCACCCTTGGTAATTTCATTAAGCTGATTGGTTAAACGCTCTTGGCCGGTAAGCTTTGCATCTGCTTCTTTGGCAGTTACATAGCCTTGGATACCGGTTAATAAGTCCTTGCGGCTTTCCGGGGTGCCTATGTAATTCACAACATCAGCAAGATTCATCTTGTTGTCTGAAGCAAACTTGATGATCTCGTCATAACTCAGTTGCTTATCTTCACCGGCCGCAAGATCCAAGCCCGATTTAATCTTGGTATCTGTTT